GCCTTCTACCACTTGTTTATACTTTCCTTCGTACAATTGCAAGAGATCATTTGGCCCTTTTAAAAAACCATATGCCTCGACCAGGCATGCATACAAAAGTCCGTTGGGAAAATTCAAACTTAAATATGTAGTGGAAACTGTACTAGATAATCCATCTGGTTTCAAGATATAATTTAATTGTATGGTGTAGGTCTGATCAGGCGTAGGAGCCACAACTATCGTATTTTCATCCCAGTTACTATAATATTTAGGTGTTCCTTGAACTTCTAAATTGTTAAATTCTGACATAAAACTAGTATCTCTATATTGTAAAAAATCTCTGTCATTGGCCACCCCAACTCCTGCGGAATCCACTATTTGAGCAGATCTAATTACCAATAGATTTTGAGGGGTATCTATAAATCTTTGACTAGCCACCATTTGAGCAGTTACGTATCTTCTATTATTGTCTGAATCTACATCTCTTAAAATTCTAAATTCTGCATTTTCAATAAAACCATTGACAATAGTATCAGTTAAAACCGTGCTTGTAACCTCCGTATAATCTCTAATTTTTTGTACTAATTCTGTATATGTCATGATATTGTTACCGCTACATCTCCTAAAGTTAAACTTGCTTCTCTTCTTCTATTTATATCAGATGGATTTTCTGGCACCATAGAATTATTACTTTGATCTTGAAAAGAAAAAGATCCAGGTAGAGTTAAATCAGCAATAATTCCTCCTCCACCACCAGTGTTTAAATCAAAACGCTGAGGTCTTGCCTGTTCTAATCCTTGAGGATCTGCCACAAAAGGTTTTGGTTCTAATTGTGGTTGTTTTTTTTCATATTCTGTAATGTGAACAAAAGCTCCATTCCACTCTGTAACCATCTCTCTCCACGGAAAAGCTTGACCGCTTCTATCTGAAATTGCTAATGCGTATTTTCCTTTTGCAAATTTTGCCATTATATCTCTGGGTAATAAGTTTTAGGTGAAATGTAAACACTTGCAGGTGAGCCATCCTCTGCTAACGCTCTTTGTATTTCATCCTCATAAATTAATTTCATCTCTTGTATTCTTTGTGGTGCTTTTTTCATAGCCATATAATATGCTAAACCTGCACACATACATGGCACAAATCTATTAACAACATCAGCTTCATTTGTATACTTACCTGCATCTTGAATTCTTTTAACATAATAGAAATATAAATATTCACCAGCTTGTGTACTACCTGGTGTTAGATATAAAGTCACTGTAACTTTATCTATAAATCTTTGAACAAAATATTGTGATGGTTGGCCAGTAGAACTTTTATTTGAAAAAGCTTGATACTGAGATCTATTAATTTTTGAAAGTGGTGTGTCCACGTCGCTTGAATTTCTATAACTAGCTTCAAGAATATCTGAAACCATATCAACAAAATTAGTCACTGTATCTCCAGATGCATGAGAGGCAGCGGTTGTGCCGTCAGCTCCTCGATCAGAGGCTGAACATAAAATATTATTACCTGAAATTGAAGTGTAAGTTATCACTTCAGAATTAATTCTTATCTTACCAGTGGCATTCATATTTTTAGTTGATGCTACTGGTATCGTAGTGGCTGAAGCTGTAATCCCTGATGATAAAGTTGTGGTTATGCCGTTTGCATTTCCATCAGATGGAGATCTAAATATTGTATATTCATTTTGATTTTCTACCAAACTAATAGCAGTTCTTGCTACTTCCCAAAAATGCAGACCTCTGTTGTCCCATTCTTGAAACATTATATTTAAAGAACGTCTTGCAGATCTTAAATCATTTCCTGAATAATCAAAAAATCCTAATCTTTCAAAAGCTTCAGTAATAATATCATCTATCGAGAGAAATTTCTCGAATGTACTTGTGCCTGAAAAAGCCACTTTGCCTCCTAGTTATAAAATACAGAGCAAACTGTTACGTGTTCAGTAGTAAAAGCAACTGTTAGATTTGTTTCAAACAAAATAGGTCCAGGGAAATTAATTACAATTGGACTACCTGCAGATGCAGTTCCACTTGTTTTATATTTAAATTTTACTGTCCCTGCAGCCCCACCATCTTTCAAGTGAAAATCCCCTGAGACAGCAGTTGTGTTTAACACAACACCTAAAGCTCTTGTTCTTCCAGTTTTTACAACTTTGTTTTCAGTAGTAACATTAGTATTAGAAATGTCACCAGTGCTTCCAAATGTTTGCATATTCTTCTCCTTAATCTTTAGGGGACTCTTCTAAACAAGTCGAGTCCCCGTTAATTATTTATTAGATATTACCAATAAGTTCAGAAGCATTTCTGTTCTGAGTTGCACTAATGTAATCTAATTTTGTTACTCTCTGTCCAGAAGCAGAAGCTGATACTGAAGCTGCAAACATTTGCATATCATCAGTATTAATATTTGATGTAACAGTAGCTGCTAGCTCTCTATTTACAAAAAACTCAACTTTTCCAGCTTTATCTACTCTAAACCCTACGGTGTCATAAGCACTATCAGTGATAGTGTATTCAGTGTATTGAACTTGATTTGTGCCATCCGCATTTTTAGTTACAAATCTGTAAAACTGTTCACCGTTGTTAGACTCAATAGAGATTCTGTTAGCAGATCTCCATCCTGAAGTTCCAGTAAAAGTTTCAACTAATCCAGTACCATAGTCAGTGGCGTTAGCGTCATTGTTTTGAATTCTCGCTTCGTACCAAATAATTGTACCTGGGTTAGTGACCGCGTTAGAACTGTCTCTAGTTTCTGCAACAGCTTGAAAAGTGTTAGCAGTTTTTACTAAAGCTATACCGTTGTTGTCTGTAGTGTTAGCAGATGTTAAAGTTACTGCCCCACCTACTTCATTAGATATACCAGCTGATGCGCCACCGTCTGCAATAGATGTTGACCATTCTGCTGAAGGTAAAGTGTTATAAATAAAATCGTCTTTATAACATATGTAGTTAGGATTATTATCTACTGGTAAATCCTTAAACCATTTAGTGTTATTAGCTAATCCAGCAAACATTATTGGATTTCTAAAGTGTGTTCCTGCCATGATTGTATCCTCCTAGTTAAGATATATAGTCTCTAGGCCGTCGACTATACTCGTCTATATATCATTATTAATTGTATAGTAATTAATTTATATACTAGTTTTAGATAGAGTGCAAGAGAGCCTGTAGTGCGGATTGTATTTTTCCAACGATGTAGCTTTTTGTTTAAGTTGCTACAGAAACTTGTGGAGCTACTTCCTCAATTTTATTTTGCAGATGTTCTTTTTTAGCCTCTGCCATTTTAATATCGGTAAGAACGTTCTTAACTTCTCTATCGATCTTTACCATATTAAGGGTATATCTACCCTCCTTGAGATGTTCCTGCTCCCACTGAAGATCCAGACCTCTTTTCTTCTTGTAAAGGTCTTGTAGATGTTGCATCATCTCCTCCATTCATAACCTCCTCATAGGTTATTCGGTTTACCTTGGGGTCCATCATTTCTCCAAGATATTCCCATTTTATATCTTTTTTTCCTAGTTTGTCAACTATGGCATTTTCAATGTCTAATGGGCCATCTAAAGAAGTTATAATAAAATCTGCATGATATTGATATGCAGAAATCTTGACTCTGAATTGTTTAGGGTGCATTTTTTCTTTCTATTTTTTAATTGAGGCCGAACTATGTCCGGCCTCAAAAATTAGTTACTACGCACCTGGTGATGCAAAGATTCCTCTATAGTCAGATACGCCAAATTGGTATCTTTCTCTAGCTTTGAATCTAAGGTTACCAGTATCGAAGTCACCTTCCATCGCTGTTTTGATTGGAGTTCTAATGAAATGTTTCATTCCATTTGGAACATCCGTAATGATGAAGAATGCATTTGGATCAGTTAAGAAATTGTTCACTCTGTAACCTTGAGGAACCATTCCCATTGATCTGATAGCGTTGATATCATTATCAGCTGTTTGGACTCTGCCTTCAGATTTCATCAATCTTTCAGCTTGGAATTGTAGCGCAGAAGGAACAATCATTTTTACTCCTTTGGCTGCAATTTTTAAACCTCTTTCATCAGTAAACGCTGCAATGTCAATTAATGACTGCTCTAATGAAGTCTCGTTTAAGTCCGCTGCAGTAGCTAAAGTGTTTGACACTGTACCAGCAATTGTCGGGTGAGCTGTGTTAAACAGCGTAGTG